CCCAACCCACCCCAAGTAACGACTTTAAAGTACGCCGGGAAGCAGCCGCCGCCCCAATGCAGCGACTAATCCAAGGCAAACCCGGCCTGATCGTGGATAAATCCTGCAAATTGCTGCGGAAATCCTTGGCTGGCGGCTACCATTTCAAGCGAATATCAGTTGGCTCCGGTCAAGAACGCTTCCGGGACGCACCCAACAAGAACGAACACTCCCACGTAGGCGATGCCTTCGGCTACCTGCTGCTAGGCGGGGGCGAACACCGCAGAATGACCAAGAATCCCATGGGTTCAAACGGTCAATTCATCCAGCAAACCGTTGCCAGCACCGACTTCGACATCTTCGCCTAAAATTTTGCTATCACTAAGATAGCATGACGCTTGCATAGCTGGGCAAAAAGCATACAATTCCCTGAAAGTTTTGTTAGGGAGGATATATGGCATTCTGGGTCGCATCAGCTATTCTTGCTGGTTCCGCTTATCAGGCCGATCAAGCAAGAAGATCAGCAAAAGAAGCCCGTGCTATGGCCGAACGTGAGGCCGCAGTCACTGAGCGTCAAACACAGCAGCAGATAGAACTTCAACAACAGCAGGCTGGCATCGCTAAAGAGCGACTTGCCGCTGAAACAGCTAAGTACGCCGAGCAAAAAGGCGCAATGGAAGCCGAAGCTAACCGCATTGCTAAAGAACTTGAGGACGAGCGCCGCCGTATGGGGCAGGAAGAATCCTCAAAGATCAGAGCTAGAATCCGTGGCGGTCAACGTGCGTTATTGTCGGAGCAAAGATTAAATCCAGAACTCGGTGTTCTTGGTTCAGGAATGGAGCTTTGATATGGCAAAGAAACCTACAGCAAGACAGCGTGATATTTCTAGGCTTGCAGAACAATATCAATCTCAATTGTCTGCGTTGACCCCAGAATACGAATCCATCTTTCAGCAAAAAGAAGCTGCAATAAAAGGCGGCGAACAAGCCAACAAAGAATACACCAAAAAACTCGAAGCTTTTAATAAGCAACTGGCCGCTTATAAAAAGAATCCTTTTGAAGCACAGAAGATTCGAGGCAGCTTTGAGCCTTATGGCAAAACCTATGAATGGGGTTATGTCATCGACAATAATTGGTATAGCGCAAAAAATCTTCCAGAGGGCTATGTGGAAGAAAGCGCTACGGGAGACTTTGCTTTAAAAAAGAAGCCAGTCCCAACTTTTACCGAAAAGCCGCCAAAAAGAGCCGATGTTCCAGCGCTTGAAAAAGAAATGGCTGCGATTGAAGAAAAAAAGAAATCACTTGGCGAAGGTTTCCAGCGAGAAGTTGCAGAGCGCAAAGCATCACGAATTGGCGCAGTGAGCCGTAGAGCGCAATCCCGTCCAATGTTGTCCACAGGAGTAACACTGTAATGGATAAGTTCGACAAAAAAGTAAGGAAGGTGATGCGTGAATATAAGTCTGGGACGCTACATTCTGGAAAATCTGGCCCGGTGGTTAAGGATCCTAAACAGGCTCAAGCGATTGCGCTTTCGGAAGCTCGTAAAGCGACTAAGCAGAAATCATAATGGCTATCACTGAAGTCTTACTTGAATCGCTGACAACCAAGTCACGGTTTGTCACGCAGGTTCAGAAGAATAACGCTGGCAACTATGTGGTTGCCGGTGCTGATGCGCCGTCGATTATGGTGGACGTAAACCACCAGCGGAACCATGACGGCAGAGCATTCTTTGCCTACAAGATGTACCCAGTTAGCGCAAAACTAGCCGCTGGTGCCAGCATCGACATAGCAATGGCTGCGCCCGCTGGAGTTTATCCTCACATTACGATTGAAACGTTGTGTTTGGGTGACGCAGAACTGTACATTTACGAGGGTTCAACGACCAGTGGTGGCACACCGTTTACACCAATTAGCAGGAACAGGAATTATGCAGTCAGCAATCCAAGCCAAGTCGCGATGGTCTTTGCGCCGACAGTGACAGCAGTAGGTACGGAGCTTGACGGACAGATTGTTCCCGGTGGTGTAGGCAAGAAGGCAGGTGGTGGCGACGCAGGCTCACTTGAGTACGTCCTAAAACCACTGACGACTTACTTGTTTCGACTGACAAACGTAAACGGTGTTGCTCATGCAGCACATCTAGCCTTGGAGTGGTACGAATAATGGACAAGCCGAAGAAAGAAGTTTGGGATGAGCCAAGGCCAAAGGGTTTAGGTAAGCCAGACAAGTTGAGTGACGCACAAAAACGCAATGCTATGCGTCGAGCGCAAAAGGCTGGCCGTCCGTACCCGAACTTAATCGACAATATGGCAGCGGCTAGAGGGAAGTGATGAGCAAATACAAAGATCCCGAAGGCGGTTTGACTGAGGCTGGTAGACGCAAGTTTGAAGCATCCGGTGAGAGCAAGAATCTCCAGCCGGGAGTCAAAGAATCTTCGCCGTCAGGTGAGAAAGCTCGTCGCAAAGGATCTTTCTTGACACGGTTTTATACCAACCCAAGTGGCCCACTGGTCGATGAGGATGGTGACCCAACAAGGCTGGCATTAGCTGCGAACGCATGGGGTGAGCCTGTGCCGAGAACGGCAGCATCAGCAAGACGGTTGGCTGCAAAGGGCAGAAATATGCTGGATAAATACAAGCTGGAGAAAGAAAATGGCTGATTGGATAAAAGAATATCAGAACTTTTCTTCCCAAGATTGGAAGCCAACTACTTTAGCTCCTGCTGAAGAAGCAAAGTTTCGTACTTGGATTCAAGGTACAAAATTATTTAATTCAGTTAAGTCAGATATCGCTTCAGAAAACAAGGTTGACCCTGCAAAACTTGACAATAACAGAGTCATCGATATGTTGTCTGAACAGGGGGATTATGACTATCGCGGCGCATGGAAGGCTGGCGTAAAAGAGGTAATTAGCAAACACGACAACAGACCTCATTGGCCTTCGTCTGCTGGAGATAAGATGCTGAAATCTCCAAAACATGAGACGGCGTGGAAAGAGTTTTTTATGCGGCAGTACAACAAAGACCCTGATGATATTGGATTATCAACCTTTGACCAAGCAAGGCAATGGACTGCTAAGAAAGAGTCCAGTAAAAATGCAATGCCGACACAACGTGGTGCTGATCGCTCAATGCTGATGAAAGAAAGGCTGAAATAATGGCTGAGATGTCCTACATGAAAGGTACACGCCGCAAGGTCTACCAAGGCAAGAAGATGCCGACGGATGAGATCCTGCGCCGTGCCGAGAAAGCACAGCGAGACAAGGACTTGTTTGAATCCTTGTACACCGATGCTTATGAGTTTGCCCTGCCGCAGCGCCAACTCTACGGCTACTACGACGGCAACTCCAAAGGCGCAAAGAAGATGACGCGAGTCTTTGACTCGACAGCCATCAACTCGACTCAGCGGTTTGCTAATCGTCTTCAGTCTGGCATCTTCCCGCCACAGCGCAAGTGGTGCAGGCTCGAACCCGGCACCGATGTGCCTGTTGAACAGCGCGATCAAGCACAGGCCATCATGGATGTGTACATGGAGAAGATGTTTGCGGTCATCAAGCAGTCTAACTTTGATATTGCCATCGGTGAGTTCCTGCTGGATCTGGCAGTTGGTACAGCCTGCATGATGGTGCAGCCGGGTGACGACATCTCGCCTATCAACTTTACCCCTGTCCCGATGTTCCTCGTTTCGTATGAGGAAGGTGCCAATGGCACTGTAGACAAGATCTACCGTCGTATGCGGATGAAGGCAGAGGCCATCCAGCAGCAGTGGAAAGACGCTGTATTTTCTGACCACTTGCAGCAGATGTTCGACAGCAAACCGACAGATGACGTTGATCTGTTGGAGGCGACCATCTATGACCCAGAGCGCGGTGACTGGTGCTACCACGTTCTTGAGGTGAAGACCAAAGAGGAGATCGTCTACCGTCGTATGTTGTCCTCGCCGTGGGTCATTAGCCGTTACTCCAAGATTGCAGGCGAAGTCTACGGTCGCGGCCCGTTGCTAACAGCAATGCCCGACATCAAGACGCTAAACAAAACCCTTGAGTTGCTGCTGAAGAATGCTTCTTTGGCTGTGGCTGGTGTCTATACCGCTGCTGATGATGGTGTGTTGAACCCACAGACAGTCAAGATTGTGCCGGGTGCTGTGATCCCAGTAGCCCGTAACGGTGGCCCACAGGGTGAATCGCTCCGTGCCTTGCCTCGTGCGGGTGACTTTAACGTCAGCCAGATCGTCATCAATGATCTTCGCGCCAACATCAAGCGTACCTTGCTGGACGAATCGCTGCCACCAGACAACATGTCGGCACGTTCTGCCACTGAGGTGGTCGAGCGCATGAAAGAACTGGCTCAAAATCTTGGCTCTGCTTTTGGTCGTCTGATTAACGAGACAATGATCCCGCTGGTTGCTCGTATCTTGCAGGTTATGGACGAGCGTGGCTTAGTCAATATGCCACTAAAGGTCAATGGTCTGGAGATCAAGGTGTCTCCTGTGGCTCCGCTGGCAATGGCGCAGAACATGGAGGAGATCAACAACATCGTCCAGTTCATGCAGCTTACATCCACGATGGGTCAAGAGGGAATGCTGGCAGTTAAGACAGGTGAGTTGATCGACTACATTGGCGACAAGCTTGGGATTCCGTCAGCGGTCAGGAATACAGCAGCAGAGCGCGGATTCTTAATGCAGCGTCAGCAAGAAATGATACTGCAACAGCAGGCTGCATTGGCAATGGCAGGACAGCAGCAAACATTGATGGAAGGCCAACAGCAAGGAGCGCCGGGTGGAATGTGATCTGCACCATCACTTTGCTGATGGGCTATACGCAAAGGAATATTTTTTACCAAAAGGGTGGGCCGTTCCACAACACATCCACTCTTATTCGCATCTGTCGATTCTGGCAAAGGGATCAGTGATTGTTGATATCGAAGGTGAGCAGAAGTTTTACGAAGCGCCTGCTTGCATTGAGATAAAGGCAGGTCTGTCGCACGTAATCATTACTCAGACCGATACGATCTGGTATTGCATACACGCGACAGAAAAGGTAGAAGAAGCGCAATTACATAACAACATTGTTCCCAATAAGGAGGCGTATGGCTGGGTGGGATGATTTGGAGGCAATGCAGGAAGCAATGGCACCTCCGCAATCTAGCGATCTGGATAAGCTGTGTCTAAGAGTGTTTGGCACAGAAGAAGGGCAGAAGTTGCTCAAGTCATTAAGAGAATTAACGATTGAGCAGCCATGCTGGGGGCCGGGGAGTGATCCCTCCTACGGCTATTTTTTAGAGGGGCGATGCTCTTTAGTAAAAGAGCTTGAGTCCCGAATACATAGAGCGAGGAACCTTTGAGCGATAACGAAACGGCAGTCGAGCCTAGTGAGGCAGCAGCAGAGTCCACTGGCCTACTTGACAACGTAGAGGCTAGTGAAGACAAAGCTCCTGATAACCCCGAAGCGGCAGCGGTAGAACACCGTTCCGCAGAATCCATCCCCGATGACGAGCCAGTAGACCGGCCTGACTGGTGGCCTGAGAACTTTTGGAATAAGGATAAGAACGAGCCAGACATGGAGGGCATGGCGAAATCTTGGAAAGACCTTCGCAAGATGGTATCCAAGGGCGCGCACAAAGCCCCACCAGAAGGCAAGTACGACATTTCAGCGTTTGGCGAGAACGCAGAACAGCTTGAGTTTGTCCCCTTGTTTAAGGACTGGGCTGCTGAAAACGGCGTATCCCAAGCGGCATTTGATGATATTGCGACAAAGCTAAGAGGACTTGCTGAAAATGCAATAGGCGTTCCTGATGTTGACATACAGGCAGAGCGCAAGGCTTTAGGGCCAAATGCCGATGCTGTCATCAACGGCATGGTCAACTGGGCCAGAGGTTTGGTCAACAAGGGAGTTTGGTCGGCTGAAGACTTTGAGGAGTTTAAGATCATGGGCGGCACAGCCCGTGGCATCAAGGCTCTGTCAAAGATTCGGGAAGCCTACGAAGGCCGCATCCCCACAGAGTCTATGCCAACAGAAGGCCAGCCAACAGACCTAGAATTGCAGGCAATGGTCGGCGATCCTCGTTATGAAACCGATCCATCCTACCGTCAGAAGGTCGAACGCCTGTTCCAAAAACGATACGGTTAAGCGTCTCCGCTCCTTCACGGAGTTTTGCCCCGACATGGCTTGGGGCTTTTTTTTGCAAAAAACTATCAAAAAGACTTGCGCGATAGACAAACCTGATTACAATGTGTATCCGAGGCATATCAGATTATCGACCCTCAGATGGTTGTACCCAACTGGCTGGCATCCTACTGCAAGCAACCGGCCCGGCTCACCGGCTCACCGACAGCGAGAAACCTCTTTATAACTTTGTCAAAAGGTAAACAAAATGGCTATTAATCTGTCTACAGCCTTTGTCACCCTGTTTGATGCGGAAGTTAAGCAAGCCTATCAGGCTTCGGCGGTTCTCCGTCCGGCTGTCCGTATCCGTTCGGGTGTTGAAGGTTCAACCTACAAATTCCCTAAGATCGGCAAGGGCGTTGCCCAAGTCCGTATCCCTCAGACTGACGTTACTCCTCTGAATGTGACCTACTCGCAAGTGACCGCGACTCTGAGCGACTACATCGCTGCTGAGTATTCGGACATCTTCATGCAGGCTAAGGTCAACTTCGATGAGCGTCGTGAGCTGGTCAAGGTCGTGTCGAACGCAATCGGTCGTCGTCAGGATCAGTTGATTCTGGACGCTCTGACTGCATCGAGCGGCACCTCGGTCGGTAACGACATTGGCGGTTCTGACACCAACATGAACGTTGCCAAGCTGCGCGAAGCTGCTAAGACGCTGAACGCAAACAATGTTCCGATGGACAACCGTCACATCATCATCCATGCCAACTCGCTGGCTTCCCTGCTGTCGGAAACCGCTGTTACCTCGTCTGACTTCAACACTGTCAAGGCGCTGGTTCAGGGCGAGATCAACACCTTCTTGGGCTTCACCTTCCACGTTCTGGGTGACCGCACTGAGGGTGGCCTGATTAAGGATGGCTCCAACGACCGTACCTGCTTTGCGTTCCACAAGGATGCGCTGGGTCTGGCAGAGGGCATTGCTCCAAAAACTGAGATCAACTACGTGCCAGAGAAGACTTCCTTCCTGATCGCTTCGATGTTCTCGGCTGGTGCTGTGGCGATTGACGATGAAGGTATCGTCAAGATCGTCTGCCGCGAATCTTAATCTAGGAGGCTGACATGGCTTATTCTTCAACTGGTTTTGCGACCATTGGCGCATCGAAGGCTGGCAATGCCCCGTCTTTGTATGCTTACTCCACTGCTGATGCTATCGCTGATATCAACACCAGCGGCTACTTCAACGCAATCGCCAGCATTCTGAATGTTGGTGACGTTATTCTGGTTCGTTCTTCGACTGGCGGTACTCAAGCTCTGACGCTTGTTTATGTCGCAAGCAACGCCTCCGGTGTTGTTGATGTGACTGATGGTCTGACTATCACAGCAACTGATTCCGACTAAGTTTAGTTAGGATCATCCGGGGCCGCTGCCGAAGAAATTTGGTAGTGGCCCCTTATTACATGAGAGGTTGTTATGGCAGCAGGCGATACAGCAGTTGCTATCTGTTCTGACGCATTGATCCTATTGGGCGCAAAGCCCATTTCGTCTTTTAACGACGGAACAGACGAGGCCAACTCTTGTGACCGTCTGTATTCAGACGTTCGGGACATGACGCTATCCATGTACCCTTGGTCGTTTGCATACAAGAAAGTTAAATTGTCTAGGCTGATTACTACGCCGACAACGGAATGGAAGTACGAATACCAGATGCCGGGGGATCGTCTTGGCAATCCCCGTGCAGCTTTTGAGACAGCAAATGCTTATGCACGTCCCGTTAAACTTTGGGAGATTCAAGGCGATAAGCTGCTGACAAATTACGAAACTGTCTATATTGACTATCCGTATCAAACACCAGAATTTGCAATGCCTCAATATTTCATTCAGTTACTGAAGTACATGATGGCATGGCATCTGGCTTACCCAATTACTGAGCAAGAAACAAAGACTGGTTATTGGCAAGGCGTGGCTGTTGGATCTCCGTCAGAAAATGGTCGTGGTGGTTATTTCCGTCAAGCCATGAATATCGACGCACAAGGTCAGCCGCCACAAATTATCGAAGATTATGAATTAGTTGCGGTGAGATACTGATGGCTAGGTTCTTAGATTTCCAGACGAACTTTAGTACAGGGGAACTCGATCCTCTGCTACGCGCTCGTGTGGACATCCCGCAGTATGAGAATGCGCTGGCAAAAGCAACGAATGTCATTATTCAACCACAGGGCGGCGCTCGTCGTCGCCCCGGCACCAAGCACGTTTTTGAGCTACCTAATTCTAGTACACCATCTGCCGCGAATGGTGTTCGGCTTATATCTTTTGAGTTCTCCGTTGATGACCGTTATATGCTCTGCTTTGTTGCTGGCAGGATGTATGTGGTTAAGAATGGTGCGCTGATTACAGCTATCAATGGCGGAGCTGATAACTACCTGACGATATCTGCATTGACTGGCGCTATGCTGTCATCGCTATGCTGGACTCAATCGGCTGATACGTTGATCGTTGTCCACCCAGATTTGCAGCCAATCAAGATTGTTCGTGGTGCCAATGATGCTGCTTGGACTGCCAGCACGATTACGTTCGATTCCATTCCTAAATACGCATTTACCCAGACATTTAGCAATCCTGCTGCAACGCTGACCCCATCGGCTGTGTCGGGAAATATTACTTTGACGGCAAGCGCGTCGGTGTTTTTATCAACGCACGTTAATCAGTACATCAACGCTACACCACAAGGCCGAGTCAGGATCACCAAGTACATCAGCGGTACAGTTGTTGAGGCAATTACTGAATTCCCATTCTTCAACACTACGGCTATTGCTTCTGGCGATTGGGAACTGGAGACAGGTTATGAGGATGTCTGGTCGTCTACAAAAGGTTGGCCTCGGAGCGTATCGTTCCATGAAGGTCGGCTCTACTTCGGCGGCTCTAAGTCACGCCCGTCTACGATCTGGGGCAGCAAGGTGGCCTTGTTCTTTGACTTTAAACCGTCTGAGTTTCTGGATGATGATGCTGTTGAAGCTACCCTTGATACTAATCAGCTTAATATTATTGTTGATATTATCTCTGGCCGCGACTTGCAGGTCTTCACCACGGGTGGCGAGTTTTATGTTCCGCAGCAAGGCACTGACCCGATTACCCCGCTGACGTTTACTTTTAAACAGGTTAGCCGTAACGGCGCAAAGAGTGGCACACGGGTTGAGTCGCTGGAGTCTGGTTCCCTGTTTGTGCAAAAGCAAGGCAAGGCACTAAACGAGTTTTTGTTCTCTGATACGCAACTGACTTATATCACGCAGCGTATATCGTTGTTGTCAGGCCACTTACTGAAGAACCCAACAAGGCTATCCTTGCGTCGCGCTACGTCTACGGACGAAGGGGATCTGCTGCTGATTACCAATGCGACTGACGGCTCGATGGCCGTGTACTCAATCCTGCGTTCTCAGCAGATTGTGGCCCCATCAGAGTTCACCACAGACGGTGAGTTTATTGATGTCAGCGTAAACGTCACGGATATTTATACGGTAACTAAGCGGGTATTTGATGGGACGACTCGGTATTTTGTTGAACTATTTAGCGATAGTCGCTTTACTGACTGTGCCTTTACTGGCGGCAGCGCAGCTTCTGCTAGTAGCCTTCCACATATTGGCAAGTCTTTAAACGTCATTTGCGATGGTGTCCCGCAGGGTAACGAGACTGTCAGCGCAGGCGGCAGTGTTACCTTTGACCGTTCGTCAACGACCAGCTATGAGGTTGGCCTGCCGATCACGGTGTACATCAAAACAATGCCGGTCGAGATCAAGTTGCAGACTGGCTCCCGGATTGGCTTCAAAAAGCGGATTGTTGAGGTCAACGCAATTGTCAGTGAGTCGCAGCATCTGAATATCAACAATCAGCCTGTGCCGTTCCAGAACTTTGACAACCCTTTGCTTGATATTGCGATCACGCCGTTCACCGGGATTAAGAGATTAAACGGTATCCGTGGCTATAGCCGGGATGCTGTCATTGAGGTAACCCAAACTTTGCCGCTCAAGATGACGTTGCTTGGTCTTGACTACAAGGTTGCTGTAAATCAGGGGACATAAATGATCGGCGATTTTAATCCATTACCCCCAACGGGCGGTGCGCCACAGCCAACATCGTCTGGCTTTACGCCAAGAATGCAAATGGGTACAGCCGCAATTAGCGGCTTAATTGCAGGCATTGGTGCAGCGTACAGTCAGCAAGCGGCTGGATATTATCAGCAGGCCGGTTATTCGGTGCAGGCGCAAGAAGCGCTCCGCTTGGCTGGACTTCGGGCAGACAAGGCGGTTGAGTACGGTGAAGCAGCATTTAAGCGGAACTTGCTGAAGATTGAGTACGACACGCTGAACTACAAAATTCAAGCCAATACCCAGTTAAAGAACCTCCGGGCTACAAATGCTGCCATTCTGGCTCGTGGCTATGCTTCCGGTGTCGTTGCGACTGGCGGCTCGTATCAGGGCATTCGTGGCGCTAATGTGCGCGAGGTTTATCAGGATGTTGGGATTACTGATTTAAATGCTATGACGGCCCGTATACTCGGTCTGGAGGATGCTACGACAATGCTGAAGCAGTCTTATGACATGGCATTCTACGAGCGTGAAGCAGCGATTGCTAATGCTGGCACATTGCTCAAGTCAGGTCGTATTGCTTCTAAAACAGGTGGTTTGTTGGCTGGCGCTGAGTTGACGAAATCAGTGACATCGTTTGCTACGACGTACCCTTTTTCGACTGAATAATCATGGCTGATCCAATTAGAAGACTTCAATCAGGGAATGTCCCATTAGCCGGGGTATCAAGTTTGCCTGCCCCAAATATGAACTTTGGGGTGCAGCGTCCTGAGATTGCCTATCAGGCAGAAGCCGAGCAATCATCTACACTAGGTCGGATCCTTTCCAGTTTGTCCACATCTATGTTTGGACAAGCCGAGCGTATGGCCGAAGCTGCTGGCGCTCAATTTGTAATGGAGAACCCGCCTAGTCCAGAACAGTTACAGGCAATGAGCAATGGCGATCCTAATTCGTTTCGTCGTAACTTCAGCGCCAACGCATTTCAAGCATCGGTTCAAAAGTTCCGTGCCATTGAATTAGCTGCCCATGCCGAAATCGAACTTGTCCAAAAAGCAAACCAAGTTCAATTGCAAATTGAGACAGGCCAAGATGGGCAGGGGAACGCATACGAAGTCAGCACGAAGAAAGTAGCTGAAGATTTCCAAGCCATGATTGCTGGCTGGAGTTCGTCTTTAGCTGGAGTCAGCCCGGATGCTGCTTACAAATTTAAAGCAACAGCAGCGACTCATGCCAATCGGCTTTTGTTGGCAGCATCTAAAAAAGAAAGCGCAATTGCATTAGCGAAAAACAAATTAAAGATTTCCGCTGAAATGGGCAATTACTCAAATACTATTGCAAAGATTATTCAGGAATCCACACCAGATGGAATGCCGATCAATGACTTAATCCAAGCAGAAAAGTCTCGTATTGTTTCTAACGCAATAGCCCTTGGCGGTGCTGATGCAGGTACTTTTGCGTTGGAGCAGCTTGGTACGATTGAGACGGATGTAAAAGTGGCTGTGTTAGAAAACGCTGTGGTAGGCCGTATGGAAGGTCTTGGCGGTGATTTGGCCTCGTTGAATGCAAGGATAAAGTCTCGTAACCTGCCGCCTGACTTGCAGCGCGTCTGGGACAGTATGTCCATCACAGACCAGAAGAAGGCCCGTGACAAGATGGTTTCGCAGTACCAGCAGCTTATTGATGTAAAACAAAAAGACCGTGATATTGAACGGCTGGATTTAACAACTGAAGCCAATGACGCGACACTTACTTACCTTGATCCTGAGGCCACTGAATCACAACGGATTACGGCATTAGAAACCCTAGAGCGCATTTCAAGAAAAGACTCGTCTATTGTCAGCGCTAAGTATTTGAAGATTGACTTGCCTGCGTTGCTGGAAAAAGGCGGGGAAGACGATTACGAGTCAGTTGCTATTCTGCGTGACAAGTTGAGCGGTAAAGATCCGAACCTAATGACAACGGAGGAAATTCTACGTTATGCCCGAGGCAACAGGATAACGGCTAAAACTGCATTGACGCTGGCTGGCGAGTTCCTGCCAAAAGATGCAGCACTTTCTGATAGAAAAACCAAGGCTCAACAAATTGAGTTTGACTTACGGACAAAGAAAATATCCACCCCGCAGCAATTAGAAATTGCGATTAAGGCGGCTGATTTAACTATGTCTGATGCTCCCCAAGATTGGCCTGCATTATTGGCGGCGAAACCAGAAGATCCTGATGATGACCCTCGCGCAGTTACCGATTTGATATACAGGATAGACAATAATCTTTTGACTGATGCCCGGCAGGTTTATGCTTTTGCATCTGGTAAAAGGATTAAAGGCGAAACCATTGCTTCTCTTGCAAAGCGTGTTGGCGATAGGAAGTTGCAAATGGATGCGATGGTTAAGCGTGGTGCCGGTGAAGTTGCTGATTCTTCTGGAATCAAAAACCCAACCAACAAAGCCCGTATACAACTTGATCTTGAAAAAGAAATTGCTGCTGAATTACAAAGACAGCAAGATGATTTTAAAGCTGGGAAAAGAACGTCACCTCCGAATCCAAATGAAGCCAAGCAAAATGTTGAAAAAAAGTTCTTGGAAGAAAAGCAGCAACAGCAATTAGAAAACTCTAGGAACAGTCTTCAAACTGCTTTTGGTCGAGGTGGCGCAAACTTACCTAAAAAAGCTCAAGAATTAAATATTGATTTGGCTTCCATCCCGCCGTCTTTTGAGCCGGGTAAATCTGTACGTGCGACGCAAGCTTATCGACGTAGACTAATTGATGAGCTTAAAAAAGCAAAAGCAAGTGAGGGAGAAATTAACGCGATTGTGGAATCTGTAATCCGGTTCCAAGAGCAGATTGAAGCAATAGAACGTAGCAGGAGGGCTGGCAGTGGACGATGATTTCAAGTATTACGGCGAGTTCTCATACTTCCGGGAATACCCTGATGCGCCTGACGCTTACGAGCTAGACGGTATGCAGTTGGCTATGGGTAGCCAGACTGGAGCCAAGCCGGGGTATAAGCCTGACATTGCTGAAGACGTTCGTGTTGTCGGCGGCGGCATGGCCGAGATGGGCGCAGCTACAGTTAAGGGCGCAGTGCAAGGATTTGCTGGCTTGCCCGGTGACATCGAAATGATTGGCCGTGGAGTTACTGCAATCTTTAATCGCGGCGGCGACGAAAGCAAAGTTCAGGCTTTCTTGCGCGGCCTCCAAGAAGAAACTGTCCTGCCGAATACTGAAGATATCAAGAAATGGATTGACACCAATGTCGGCAAAGTCGGTGATGGTGAGAACCCATATGAAACCATTGGCGAAGTCCTTGCCCCCGGTGGATATGTCAAGGGTGCAAAAGCTACGGTTAAGGGCGTAAAGTCTTTGGCTCCGGTGGCTGGCGAGATGTTTGAAAACTATGCTGCCAGAACTGGCCTGACAAATTACATTGCTGATCCAGCTAGGGTTTACTCTGGCTATGCTGATGGCGCTACAAAGATTAAGCCAACGGTGCGCTTAGAGTCTTCCCTGCAAAAGCTTGACGCTGGGAAGATTGATGAGCAACAGTTCATCCAAGAGACTCGGTTTATTTCTGAAAAGATGCGTGAGTCTGTTGAGTCCAAAAAAGAGTTTAAACCAAAGGTTCGCGGCGCAGATGAGGTAAGACGCAGAATTCTTGGCGCTAAAATACAAGGCGATATTGGCGAAGATACGGCAGAGTTTGCATTGTGGCTTTTAGATAAAAATCCTCAACTTGGTAACAATCTTGGTATCAATATTAAAGGTACCAATGCCAAAGGTTTTGCTGGTCAGTATTCAAGCGGAACTCAAATTGCCACACTATTTAAAAGCAAGACAAACCCCGGTACCGCCGTGCATGAGATCCTGCATCACACTGAGCGGATGATGCCGGTTGAAATACAAAACGGCGTACTTGATGAATGGAACCGTGCATATTCAACTGCGCTGGCAAAGGCTGATGCGAAGACCCGCCCATATCTTGCGAAAATGATTGACGCGATTAACGGTAGCGTTGGTGCAGAAAAGATTGTAATGGAAGGGTTTAACAAAGGGATACTGGATTACAACAAGCACTATCAGCTTGTGAACCCATCAGAGTTCTGGGCCGTCAATGCCACTCGCCTTATGCAGTCCAGATATGGTGCTGACTCGTGGATTGGCAAAGCAAAAGTCTGGGTTTCTGAGATGACAGAAAAGGCAAAAGGTACATTCGGTTTGCCGTCGGATTCGCCCATCTTGCGTGGCTTAAAAGAAGTTACCGGAGGCGAAGGGAAGTTTAAGTCAACAGAGGTACTTGCTCAAGAGCAGCCTGTAGCTCGCGCTCAGATTAGAGGCATTGAAAAAGAAATAACTGCCAAGGGACGAAAGAGGGTAGCGAAAGGTGCTGCTACTTTAGGGGTAGGAAGTCAGATGAAGGGTGAGGACGAACGATAATGGCTATCCAACAGAACATCAGTGGCAAGCTGTCGGAGATGGCGCAGTCAGCCGAGTTATCTCCTGCGCCCGTATTTGACCCTAATGCTGGGGTTGAGGATTCTGGCAATGTAATGCCGCAGCCTGAATTGCCGTTTGAGGAGTTTGAGCCACAAGCAGCCTTTGGGTTGGGCGCTGTCAGAAAAGCGCTTACGCCAAAGAAAGCATTGAAGCCTTTGTTGGAGAAGGGCGCTAGAGCCAAAGAAGAACCGAAGATTCTTCCCGATCCTCCTCCTGTTGCTCCTACACCATCGCCTGCTGCACAAACAACAGTAGCGCCAAAGGTTGAGCCAGTTAAGCCAAGTATTGCTCCTGTGCCATTGGATGAGGCGCAACGAGTAATTCAAGAGCGTCAAAGGCTGGAAGCTGTTGGCCCTGCTGCTGGCCCCAAAGAAACGCCGATTAGCAACCTTGCATTTGACAACGAAGGGATGCAGGCGACCGTTCGTGCGATGGCTGAGAATTCAGTCAAGAACGAGCCAACGATGTCGCTGCGTTCCATCAAGATGCGGATGATTAATGCTGGTGTCCGTGAGAATGTTGCTGACCGCCTGCTGCAAGGATTGCCGCTTGAATCTACCGTTGGGTCGTCTGAGTTAGCAAAGACTGTTGCTGGTGTGGTTGACCTGCACGATCAAAGCGCAAAGCAGCTTGACGACTTGATGCAAAAGATGGTGGCCGGTCAGCTTGACCAAGCAGGTCAGCTACAGTTGCGTCAGCAGATGGCATTCCACAATGTCATCACCGGCACCATGAAAGGCGTACAAGTCGATGTGGCCCGTTCCATGAACGTGTTTAAACGTGTCAAGGATGCTGGGCCGGGATTTGCCCCACTGGACATCCGCAAGATATTGGATGATGTCGGCGGTGAGAAAGCCCTGCTTCAGATTGCCAATGACTACATTGCTTTGCCTACACGCAAAGGCAAGAACCAGCTTGTCGAGGTTGGTCTTGGTCAGCGTCTGCGTGATGCGTGGATCAACACATGGCAATCCAATCTGCTGACTGACATTACGCCTCATGCGTTCAGCTTTACCTCGGGTGTGCTGAATACGGTTCGCGCTCCAGTTGAGCGGCTGGTATCTATTCCTGTTGGCATGGCCCGTCGTGGCGCTGTAGAGGCTACTGGCGGCGCTCCCGCAGAACGATTCTATTTGGCTGACTTGCAAGCTCGTCTGTCTGGCTTTGGCCCCGGCATTATGGATGCTTGGGAAACGCTGGCAAAAGGAGGCCCACGGGTTCAAGTACCCAGCATGGGTGTTGACTTTACTTTGCCTACGCCGTTTAGTAAAGACTACGGTCTTCGCGCTTCAGCCAAAGGTGATGCAACTGTTGCTCCGCTGTCTGGCGCTGCATTTAGCGATGTGCCAGTGCGCTTACCGTTTAGCAGCAAAGAGCTATTCCGCACACCTGACTTTACTAATAGCTTTATCGGCAAGGGCTTGGATGCGATGGGCTATATGTACAGCGTCCCGTTCCGTGCGATGAGAGCAGCAGATGATTTTATCGGGCTGACTACCGCTCGTATGCAATTGCACGAGGAAGCTTGGCACATTGCACAAAAAGAGTACGACAAGTTTATTGCGTCTGGCTCCAACCCTGATGATGCGCTGGCTGAAACTCAGCGTGTTGTGGCTACATTCCTTGATGAGCGCCCTGCCTCGATGCAGGCCAGCATGGATAAGTCACGGCAGCAAACGACATTTACGGAAGACTTTAACCGCGAAACAAAGCTTAACGAGTTTTACTGGAAGACAGATAAGCTATTCCAAAGCACTGTCCTAAAACCGTTCCTGCCGTTCTCTCGTGCGATTACGCAGGAGTTCTTGCACACGGCTGCTGCCACACCGGGGATGAATGTCATTAGCCCGAAGTTCTGGGATGC